AAACATTTAACAAATAATGTAAAATGATATTTAATAAAATTGTAAATTGGATTAAAATAGAGTTTTATTGGTATTTCAATAAATTTTTATGATTTGACAATAAGCGAAGAAAGTTAAACAATTAGAATAAACTTAGTATAATTAGTGTTATAGGAAGTTTTATATATTTGAAAGTGTATAATGTGATTTAAGATGGCTGATACTGGAATATTTTGTACGACTGCGGAAGTAGAACGAAAGGCTGGAACTGGAGCGAGTGCTACATCTAAGGCTGAGGCTTACACTAATGATTATGTGACTCAAGCAGAAAGCTCGATTAATGTTATGACTCGTTTTAACTGGTCTGATGCTTATGCTGGTTTGGATGTTGATGTGAAGGGTGTTTTGAAGCAAGTGGCTTCTGATTTAGCGGCTATTTACGTTATTTCTTATGATATGAGTGGTTATACTTCTCGTACTGAGGCTGAGGACATGATTAATATTTTGCGTGATAGTGCATTGAGAGGTATGAGCATTCTTCGTGATAAGAAACAACAAAAGTTTTTAGAGGAGGCTTAAATGGTTTTTGAGCATGATTATGAGAATTTTCCGGAGTTAACAAATTCACAATTACAAGAATTACAGTTTTCTAGTCCACACGCACAAATTACTGCGGACTTTGATGCGGTGGTCGTTAAGGTTCACGACGGCGACACAGTTACTTTAAGAACTGGTTTTCGTGACTTTGATTTTCCGCTTAGATTACTTGATATTGACGCTCCAGAAATGAATAATGGTGGCGAGGAGGCTAGAGATTGGTTAAAAACAAGATTAAATGGAAGCGAGGTTCGTGTATTAATCGACAGCGAAAATCGTGTCGGGAAGTATGGTCGATTACTTGGAAAAATCTTTTTCAGTGGCTTGGATGTAGCGCAGGAAATGTTATATCTTGGTTTAGTAAGCGTTTTCGGTAGTAAAAATGAAGGAGGAGTGCCTAAAAGTGACAAACTTTTTAGCTTGAAACAATGGTTTTAGGTGGTTTATTGAAGGGTGTAACCCAATTATTTGATGATGATGGCTTTGCAGCTACTAGTGCTAGTTCTAACCTTGTTGAGTCGAGTGTTGTGACTGGTGACTTGGATGCTGGTTATATAGCTGGCATCATTGATTCTGACCTTACAAGTTATCTTGGTTATCAATTGGAGCTTGTTGGAACTAAAACTATTACTTTTGACTTGTTGACTAGGCGTCAAAACCTAATTTTCACTGGTTATTTTATAGTTAATAACACTGGCGGTAATAACACTGGTACTTTAACAGTTGATTACAGTGATAATAATATTTCTTGGACTAACGTTGAAACTTATACTATGGGTGCTTCACCTTGGAGTGCTGGCGGTAATTTAAGCGTTAATTTTAGTGCTCGATACATTCGTTTTAAGATGGATGTGACTATTCGTGCTGGTGGTTCTTTTTTTAAGCTTTACGATTTAAAACTTACGAAGGCGATGTCATAATGAAAAAGTTTAAGGATAAATATAAAGATAAACTTAAAGAAATTGATTCAGTTGACTGCGGTGAAGTGCCTCTTAAGAAGGCTATTCTAGCAGTTCTTTTAAGGATTGAGGAGAAGATGAAATAATATGCCTGATACTAATATAGGAAGTGCGATTGCAAGCGATTTGACTAATGCAATCACTGATTACAGCGTTGACCCTGTGTCCACTGATGGTGCAGGCGGTCAAAAAGAGTTTACTTGGCAAAACACTTTTTGGAGTGTTGATTATGGTTATTATAAGACTATTCCTGAATTTAAAATCGCTGTTGATACGAAAGCAACGTGGACTATGGGTGCTGGTTTCACTGCTGACGAGCCGACTGAGATGTTATTAATGGCTGTTAAGGGTAATGGTAAAGATTCTTTTAACTCTATTTTAAAGAATATGATTAAAGTTAAGACTATCAGTGCTGATAGTTACGCTGAGGTTGTGCGTGATAAGAACGGTGTATTCGTCAATCTTAAACCTGTTGATCCATCTTCGATGGTCATAGTTCAAGATTCAAAAGGACGAATTAAGCGTTACGAACAAGTTGCAAAAACTGATACTCCTAATCAAAAATTTAAACCTGAAGACATTTTTCATTTATCACATCAACGTATGGCTGACGAGATTCATGGCACTAGAGTTATTGATTCTCTTAAATGGCTTATTTTGGCTCGTAATGAGGCTATGAATGATTGGAAGCGTGTGCTTCACAGAAATATTGACCCTCTTTGGATTTTTCACTTAGACACTGATAACGTGGCGGAGATTGCAGCTTTTAAAGCTAAAAACGATGCGGCTAAGGGTGCGGGTGAGAATATGTATATTCCTAAAGGTGCAGTTGTGCCTGAACTGGTTACGACTGCGGCTAATGCAACGCTTAATCCTCTTGCTTGGATTAACCAGTTGAACGACTACTTTTTCCAAGCGGTTGGCGTGCCTCAAATAATAGTTGGTAATGCTAAGGAATTCACTGATGCAAGTGGGAAAATCGTTTATTTGGCTTATGAGCAGGGTGTGAAGGCTGAACAGCTCTATATTGAAGAGCAGATTCTTGGCCAGTTAAATCTTGAGATTGAATTGACTTTCCCTGCTAGTTTACAGAACGAGTTGATTAGCAGTGGCGAAAAGCAGCCTGATTTAGTTGCTAATCAGCCGAGCGACACTACGAGCGAGTTGGAGGGTAAACAATGATTGAAACGTTCACGAATATCATAACTACAGTTGGTTTTCCAATTGCTGTTTGTCTTTGGTTTATGCTTCGTACGGAGAAGATTATTAACAATAATACTAAGGCGTTAAATCGATTTATTGATAAAGAAGAGTTGAGGCGTTAAAATGGCTAAAAGAGAAAGCACCATCGCTAAAAGAAGAAGAGAAAAGGCAGCGAATAAAGGTACTCGTGAGAGTCGTTTAGCTGCTAGAAGAGAAAAAAGAACTAGTGGAAATGTTACTGCGGTAAGAAAAGCGCCTGTTAGTGCGCCTAGCAAGTCAACTAATGAGTTTTCTAGTCAACAAAAGATAGCTGATAAACTTTTATCTGATACTAATACTAGTGATGGATTGCCAAAATATGGTGATTCAATCCCAAAACCACCTTCTTTAGGTGGTGGAAGCTTTGATGGTGCAGGTGCAAGTGGCGGGTTTGACCCAACCACAGGTGAGAAAATTAAAGAGTTTATAACTAATCCAGTTGGAGATTTACCAGAAGGAACACAGCAAGGAATAGCGCCTGCTGCAGGACTTAAAGGTTTTAATATTAAAACTATTAATGGATTGAACACAATAGTTACATCACCTAAAACTATGAGACAAATTGAAAAAATAAATAAAGCTAGAAAAGCTATTGCTGCAAGTAATAAAGCTTTACAAGTTGGTGGTGCAGGACTTGATTCTCGTTCAGTTGGTTATCTTGGAACTATCGCTCAAAACACTAAGAAAACTAAGACTATGACTAAGTGGATTACAGGTATTGCGACCACTCTTGGTTTAACTATGGGTGGAGTTGTTTTATATAAAGACGTGGTTGGAACTAAGGTTTTCACTGGCTTTTTAGGTGAAGAGACTATTCAAAACTTAGGTTTTGCTTATTCAACTGCTGTAAAAGATGGTAATTGGGCTGATTCAGCTTTAGCACTTGACATGGAACAAGAATTAGTTACTTTAATGCAAAGTGAGGAGTACATCAAAGGTTTACCTTATGATGAAGCAATAGAAGCAGCTTCAAAGTTTGCAGAAGCAGCTGAACTAACAAATACTATAAGACGAAAAGCACTACAAAACTTGATGATTCAAGCTGAAACTGGCGAGACTGATACTGAAATGTATGCTCGAATAGAAAATGAACGAGTTGCTGACAAAGAAGCTGAGCGTATCGCTGACGAGGAATATTATGCTAATGTTGAAGCTCAAAAAAAAGCAGCTAAAGCAGCCGACCGAGCAGCAGACGAAAAGTATTGGAGTGATATTTCAAAACAAAGAGAGAAAGAAGCAGCGAAGAAACGAAAAGAAGAACAGGATTACTGGTTTGAAGTAAACAAAGAGATTGCAAAAACTAGAGCGGATAGTGCGCCGAGCAAGCTTAACTTCGGATTATTATAAATTACGTTCATTAAGGAGGAATATAAAATGGAATTAAAAACAATGGCTGTGAATTACGTAGCTAAAAAAATGCTGAACATAGCAGATTTAACTAAAGTATCAATCAGTGTCGAAACTGAACAAAGAACTTTCAAAGGCGGAACACCTGATGCTTTCGAAGTTGAAGTAGCAATTATTGACGGCTTAGAATATCGAGTGCCAATGAGTGTAATCGCACAACTGCAAGAACTAATTAAAGCAATGCCTGACTTAAAATACATTAAAGTTACAAAATCAGGAGAGGGAATAAGCGGTACTAGATATAGCGTAATTCCTTTGAGGGAATAAAAAATGGCTGAAGAAGAAGTCGTAACGCCGCCTGTTGAAGAAGTAGGCGACAACATCGTCGATAGTGCAAACGAAGCCGCTGAAAGATTAGAGCGAGCAAACGCTGAAACACTTAAACTAGTTGAAAGACAAGAGAAGATGATGGTCGAGCGAACACTCGGCGGACACACAACAACAGAGGGCAAAACAAAAGAACTAACTCAAGAAGAAAAGGAAATCGCTAACGCTAGATCCTTTTTGAAAGGAACTGGTTATGAAGATATGGAACTATAACTATCACCCCTCTTTAACTCGGTGAGAAAATCATTTCTACCAACTCATACATACTCACCGAGTTTTCTTTGCTTAAAACCTTTAAGCAATAATACAAAACATTTAAATAGTTAATAAACCAGTAGTTAAGTAACTAAAGGTGATTAATTATGGCTAATGAAGCAATAATCGTAGAATTATTAGGAAATCAGGGAGACCCAATTCGATACACTGTAGCAGATGGTACAGGAATAGAGAAGGGTACAGTTTTAGAATTAACTACTCCTCGTACAGTGAAACTTGCAAGCGCAGTTGACACTCCACTTGTTGGTATTGCAGCAGCAGAGAAAGTTGCTAATGACGGACAAACAAGTATTGCAGTTTATACAAACGGAATTTTCCAATTAAAATGCGCTACTACTCAATGTGAGATTGGCGATGGCGTAAGTCTTGCAGCAGCAGATAACACTATAGCATTATCTACTACTCTTGATGTTGAGAAAGGATGGGCTTTAGGGTACGCACTTGAAACAATAGGGGTTGGTTCAACTGGCATGGTGAGGATTAGAAAATGAGTGATTCAACAGGAATGGCAGATATAAGAAAAGAAAACTTTTCAAGAATAGTCAAAGGATTCGCTTTGCAAGAGTACAAGATGAAACAACTTTGTATGATTGAAAGCTCAAATGCTTGGACTGAAACATATTATAAAGAAACAGCAGCAGACTTAACAGGAAAAGACACTACAGCTAGCGGAACAGTTGAAGGTGTGCCACGTCTTGCAAACTTCCCTTATGGTGAAGTTACATGGACTAAAACTAGTGGTCGAAACGTTAAACACGCAATGGAAGCAGTACTATCATGGGAAGATATTAGAACAAACAACGTCCCTATGATTGCAAGAACACTATTACGTGTTAGCAGAGCAATCACTAAAAGCGTTGATGGTGTAATAGCAGCAGCAATCGTTGCTAGTGCTGGAAACACCCAAGTCGGTACTGATTGGAACGACGCAATAATTGCAAACCGTGACCCAATACAAGACATCTTGGATGCTAAAAGTTTAATTGCGATTGACAATTACAACCCTGACAAAAACGGTTTTTTAATCGTCCACCCTACGAACTACGCTGAGTTACTGGGAAATCCTAATATACGAAATGCTGGCCAGTTCTATAGTGATTCCGTAACTAAGAATGGTGTCGTAGGAAGCTTGCTTGGTTTAACAGTTATTAGCTCAAACAGCGTGACTGTTGGCGGTGCACAGATCATTATCGCAAAAGAAGCATGCACATGGAAATCAGTCGTTGGACTAAGCGTACAAACTATCGACGACGCAGGAATAAAAACTACAATAAGAGCATGGGAAGTAGGACAAATACAAGTCGTAAACCCTGACGCGATTTGTAAACTTACGGGTATTTAAAAATGAGTAAAGCAAACCGTTCAGTAATGTATTACAAGCTAAAAAATAATGGCGAACAAGGATTAAAACCGGATTTATCTAATGATGATGGCGCTCTCATACGAGAATTCGAACCGATTAAAGTTAAGAAGGTGAAAAAATGAGTGATGGAGTCTTTAAAGACCTACATTGTAAAGAATTAGAAACTAGCGGCACACTACCAGCAACGGGAGCTTGGACAACTAGCAACGTAACAACTGATAGAAGTATCGACGCAAATGGTTTAGTAACAGAAATAGGCGACGGGCTATGTTCTTTAATTGAAGATTTAAAATCTAAGGGGATTATAGAATAATGGCAGCAGGAGACGTAGAAACAAGACTAGTAGCAGCAAACGCAGTCGCTATAAGCGCAGCCGTAACCGCCATGAGAACAACCGCGAACGACAAATGGTTGATGTGCAGTTCAGCTAACGGCTTAATGGTAATAATCGTTAATGTGGAAGAGGCATAAATACAATGGCTGCAGGAGACGTAGAAGTAAACATAAATAGTCCAAACGCGAAAGCAGGAGCAATCTTTAATGGTGTGAATAGTTTAGTTGATAGTAGTTCTAACATTGGTTTAACTGGAAACCAACCTCTCACTATTTCTTTTGATTTTAAAACAGTTCAAACTGGAGCTAACAAATACATGTTTAACTTTGCAAATGTTACAGCTAATGATGAAGGCATACTAATTATTTTACATAATAACAGAGTTAAATATGGTCAATGGGGTTCGACTCAAGTAAGTACTGTAACCGTTAATGATGGTCAATGGCTTAATT